ACGATTCTGTGTGTCATTTTTTATCCTTCATACATGATGTTGATTGTTCCAGCATCGAATGTGGCTGTTCCAGCGAATGTGGTGATACGGATTCGGTCTAATACATCTGAGAGTGTTTTTGTGCCTGCTCCGTGTGCAGTTTTAGGTGTTGCACCAGCAATGTTTTGACAACACACATGACTTGAAACCCAAGTTGTTCCTGAAATTAAATTGATAGTCATTGTTCCACTTAGCAATTCAGTGCTGGCGCTATCCATCAAACGAACATAATATCCAGTGGTTAGTATGGCTGGAGATGTAGTATTTGAACCAGAAATTACAGAAGAAATTCCAATATACCCAGTTGCCTCAATTCCACCAGAATCTCCAATTTGAACAAGCAAAGGGCTTGAACCGTTAGTGCTTATCTCACTAAACATCACAGTAATCCGCTTCACCCACGATGGGATGCTTGTGAAGTCAATGCTTGTACCTGATGTGCTGGCAACAGCAGTGCCAGAGGTAATCCCCAGTACCGCACCTGAGTTGATCGTGACGCTTGCTGAACCATCAATGACTGTTGACATGATTTATCCTTCATATATGATATTTACGCTACCCGCATCGAAAGTATCCGTTCCATTTACGGTGGTGATGCGAACACGATCAAGAGTGGCAGACAGAGATTTTGCACCTCCAGCAAGAGTAATTGCTGTATTTGTACCTGTTGAACCAAAAACGCCACTAGCAGACCAAGTGTTTGTTGCAGTGTCTAACAAATTGATAAATAAATTGCCACTTGTAACTTGGGCGGCAGTAGAAACCACATTGATTATAAATCCAGCAGAGTTTGCGGCTGCACCAGCAACCGCACTGGTGAGATAAAGAGATGCACCTTGATAACCAGTATTCTCAATACCACCAGAATCACCAAGTTGTACCAAGATGTTTGATGTACCACTTAATGATGTTCCATTAAACATTACCGTTATTTTCTCAACCCACGCAGGAATGCCAGTGAAGTCAATGCTTGTCCCACTGGTAGACGCAACAGCCGTAGCCCTCACAATCCTCTGCAACTGCGCCCTAGACGCATTGCTGTCAGTCCCAAAGAATTGACCGTTGTATTCAATGTTGCCTGTGGCTGGTGTACCAATCAGCGTGTCAGAAGTTAAAACAAGTATTGACATGGTTATCCTTCGTACAGAATGTTGATAGTGCCAGCATCAAAGGTGTTAGCGCCGCCTGTTGTTGTAATTTGAATTCCGTCAACTGCGCCAGAAAGCGTAACAATGCCAGCAATATAAGACATAAGAGAAACTGCGCCGCCAGGTATGTACATCGTACCGCTGTAAGCCCATACTGGGCCAGTTTCATTCATTTTTGAAAGCGTCAAAACACCCGTCATTGAAGAACCCGCTACTGGTGCTATTGCTTGTATTGGTATTTCTGAACTTGAGCTATTAATTGCAATATTTTCCGTTTCGTAGATTGAACCCACCGCCCCTGAATAATTTGTTGAAACAGGACTCCCACCAACCCTTACGCGCACAGCATAAAAACTTGTTCCATTCGTACTTACACCATTAAACATCACCGTGATACGCTTCATCCACGCTGGCAACCCTGTGAAATCAATCGTTGTGCCTGATGTAGATAGCTTTGCTGTTTCCAATGTATTGACAGAATTGGTTGCGGTAGCCGCAAGTAGTGTCAGCGTATTTGTACCAGACACAGCAGGCGCTGCTACCGTCACAGCCCCGCTGGTGTCTCCTGAGATAACGACTGATGACATATATTTCCTTTACAAAACGACCCAGCGTGAGCCAGAAGGGACAGTGACTGTGACAGTTGTCGTGATCGCGCCGCTGATTGCGGTTTGCGATGGGCTGACAACATAAGTGCCGATGCCGCCAGTGCCAGAAGCAAACGCACTGATTGTAGTGCCTGCGGTCACATTGGTGCCAGAGATCACACTGCCAACATACAGCGCGCCACTGGTTGCAGAGTCAACGCTCAAGATCGTGCCTGAGATCACGCCGTTGCCTTCAAAGCCGCCAGCGATGGTGATTGGGCCTGTGGACATGGCGTTCTTGCCAGCCGAGATGCTGTACTCTATGGTGACCGTCTGATCGTTCTCATAGAAGACCGAGTTGCCACCACCACCTGACGCGCCGCCGCCCAATGGGCCCCAGTCTGTGCCGTAGCCCTCGAAGGTACCCAAGGTAGTGTTGTAGCGGAACATGCCCGCCACGGGCGTTGCTGGGCGCTGGGGCGTGGTGCCTACGTTGGATTTGGCGGCTCCCGTGCCGGTGAAGTTGACTTGGCCAGAGAAGGTGACCGTGCCTGTGGCCGACAGCGTGGTGAACGCGCCGGTGTTGGGCGTGATGTTGCCAATGGGTGGGGGCGACGCCAAAGAGCCAGAATCCAAGGGGATGGAGATGTTGTCTACGGTGTAGAGCAACACGTCGTCGGCGTCCCTGACTATGAACTTGTAGCTGGTAGTGTTGATCAACCAGATGTTGGCTTGGCCAAAAGAGTCCAAGATGATCGGATTGGTGTTGGCCGTGGTGGCGAAGTAATCGGTGTACGTAGCGATGGGTGTTGAAGTACCCGCTGCGTAGGTGTAGATTTTGCCGCCGACAAGAGGCAAGCCATCCGATCCGAAAATCTGTTGTTTGGGGGAGGGGGTTAAGCCAGCCATTGGGTTACCTCAAGTTTGTTATTCACGATTGAAGCCTCTAATTTCAACTTTGAAGGGATCACTCAAAGCGTTTTGGTTTTCTTGCGTAGGGGCCAACGCATTTTGCGTTTGCGTGATGATATTCAATTTGGTTGGGCTCAGTTGACCTTGAGCTTGGCCAAGGGCCCTAAGCACATCAATGCGTTGAGACGCAGGGACTTTTTTCAACAATGTTTGAAAGTCTTGCGCGGAGTTAAAACCTTTTTCAAGTTCTTTCAACACGTTTGCGCTCATTCTGTCTTTTAAGATGTCCAGCATCTGATTTGTCAAAGTGACCTTGACATCTAAAAAGCTTGGCAAGCGAAATTTGGATTGATTGGCTTCCAAAATTATCTTCATGGCTTCTGCGCCAGCTTGAGTTTGACGCACCACTTCAGCGTCGCGCTTCAACTCTGCTTCAACACCTTTGACCACACCCATCTGTTGCGGTGACAAGACTTGGCTTAGGTCGTCGTACCGCGCTGCGCCGGTGGATTTTTTGAGCAACGCAGACTCACCACGCCCCAACGCGGTCATAAACGGGCCTGCGCGTTCGCCAACGCCAAGAGGTTGCTCCAGCACGTTTGTCATGGCGTTCAAGACTTTGGCTTGGTTGACAGGCGGCGATGCGGCGGCAAAGACTTGCTGGGCTTGTTGGTAGCCAGGCAACGCTTGTTCAATTGTGTTTTTGACGTTGACCAGATTTTTGACAATAAACTTATTGTCTTTGTCGGAAATCAACTGTTTAATGTTATCTAACACTGACGATACTTGTTGCGCGTTTGTGCTGGCTTCTAGACCAGTTTTGACTTGGTTCAGCGCGGACACCAATTTGGCGTTGCCTGGGTTTGCAGCAAGCAAGGTATCAATCTGCTGGGTCAGCGGCAACACGTTTACTGCTGTGGTGGGTTGTGTAGCTGCGGTGTACAACGGGCCGCTTACGTTGCCGCGCATGGCCTCGGCAGATTGCAAGTTTGGTGTAGCAGCTTTCAAACGTGCTAAACGGTCGGTTTCTTGAGCCGCTTGAACAGACAACTTAGCCCCAGGTGCAGTCTTGGCTTGAACGGTTTCGCCAAGATACTGAATCTGAGGTGAAGTCACGTCCGCCAACGCTTGCCGCACTGTAGCGCCTGCTGGCGCGTTGGCCAACGCATTTTGAGCAGCGGCTATGTTCTGAGGCGTTCTGCCTTCTTCGGTCAACGCGTTACGCACAATGTTGCCCGCACGGGTTGAAGCGCGTTGGCCGGTAATTGCGTCTACCACGTTGCCTGTGCCTTTTGCGCCCAACGCCAAACCATACCCAGCGGCAGAAGTAACAGGTGCCAATGGGTTAGTGTATTTGGCCGCAATTTCAAAAGGTACGGCTAGTTTGTCAAAAGTAGTAATTGCGTTAGCTACACTGGCTGGAGAACCGCCCGTTATTTTTCCCGCGATTGGTGCAGCTACGCGGGCGTAACCCTTAAGAACCCCCGCACCGCCGGTAAACAACGTGGACAAGTCAGCCGCTGCCCCAACAGGGTCGGTTGCCAAAGTGTTCTTCAACGCCTCGACGCTGCCGTAGCGATCCTTGTAAAAACCACCGACAGCGTTGGCCGCATCAACAGCACGTTTGGCTGCTTCGGGTTTGTTGTCGATTTGGTTGACCAAATCAACAAGGTCTTTGGGCAACAAGTTTTGCAATGCGCCAGCGCCAATATCCAACACGCCTGATACAGTCTGTACAGGATTTGTAATGGCGGTTACCAAGCCTTTATAAAAACTTACCGCGCTTGGCCCAACATTAGCTAACGCTTCGCCTGGCACATCTGAAAATGATCGTCGTTGTGCAGGAATACCGCTTGGCGCTGGCTTTGCAGTACTAAGATCAAATCCACCAGTTGCAACTGGCGCAGCGGTATTAAGATCAAAACCCATTATTTGACCTCTTTAAACGATTTACGATCTGGGCTTACCCATGCTCTGTTGCCTGCGGCGTCATTTTCAAGTGTCCAATTAGCTCCGACGCCTTCTGGACGCGCGTCACCTTTTTTAACCGTCGACAACGGCGGCACTATAACTGGCTCAAGAGAAAGACCTGTTCCTTCAGTTGCCGATTTAGGTAGTTGCTTGGCGCGTTTGTTCCATGCCTCTGCGCTGCGGGTAGCAGCTTGATGTTGAAGCGTGGCTAACCGCGTAAGTGTTTGTGCGGTAAGGTCAATTGTGCCGCCTGCAACACCTTTTAAGAAATTAAGGTCTTTGTCTGTAAAACCTTGTCCTGTACCTAAGCCTGCACTTTTAATTGCATCCAAAGTACTTTGACCTGTAGCAGCAATAAGCGATTCGGTGTTGGCAATTTTTTCTTCGTTGCTTGCGCCCACAACGTTTAGCGCGCGCGCGATGTTCAACTTGACATCTGCAACAGGGCCGGTGAATAAATTGCCTTGGTTGACCAAATCAATAATTCGATTTGCGCTTGCGGCTAGTTCAGGCGCTTTTTCTGCCGCGCCCAATTTAGCGTCATCGCGGTCAGCCAGTTTTCCTGCAAATTGCTCACCAAATTTTTTCTCGACGCCTGTGGTAATGGTTGTCTTAGGCGTTGAAATAGCCTTAAATTCCGCAAACGTGCCTTTGAAATTACCGCCTGCAGGTGTTTTTGCATACTCGTAATTTCTTACGAGATCAGTTGGGGTAAGCGGTTTTTCTTTGGCAGTAAAGATTGGCTGGCCATCAACAACGATAGCTGAACCTGGCGCAACAATTTGCGGCTTAATAGCCTCTTTATACCGCTCGGTGAGAAACGCAATTTGCTCTTTAGCTTTTGCGCTGTATGGAAACCGTGTCCGCAAATCGGTAATCTCTGCCAACAACTCACTTGCTCTGGACGGCGCAGCAAGCGCGTTAACTGGTGCGGGAGCCGCAACAGGTGCAGGTGCCGCCATAGGCGCAAGAGCATTGGCTTGCTTTGCCGTTTGTTGCCCGAGCCAATCCCTAAAAGGTAAGTCAGTTTTGTCTGCCAACCACGCCTTGTAAGTTTCATCATTCATTTCTGGCGCAGGTCGAGCGCCAGCAGCCGGAGGTAAGGCAGTAGCCTGCAAAGGTTGCGGTGCGGTGCGGTTTGTAAACGATTTATCTTGCTGGTACGCCAAGATTGTTTGGTTTGCGTCAAACAAATTTTTGCCCGCATCGCGGACTTTTGGGTTTGGATGCCGCAACATTTGCATAGCCGCATCCATAGGGTCGTCAGTAGCCGCGCCATTTTGCTTGGCTGCGTTCATAACTTGAGTTACGTAGTCTTGCGCTTCTTGCGCTTCTCGAATTGACATCCGAGCTTGACCCAACTGCGCTTGCGCCAATTCGTTTTGAGTGCCCGCAGCTCTTCTTTGATCTTGAGCAGCCAAAATGTTTTGCACTTGCCCATACTGCGCCAACGGGTCAGCAATTTGAATTGGCTGAACACCAAGTGAAATTCTAGGATCGATAGGCATTATGAAACTCCCCAAGGGTTATCCATAGCGTTACGTTCATTAAGCGCGTTTACCATATTTTGGCTGTTTTGGTAATTCAAATACGTATTTAAACCACCTGTCAAAGCGTTTGCTTGGCCAACATATCCAGATGCTCTGGCCGCAGCCGCACTGCCCATATTGTTGCCAATATTGGACGCCATTTGTTGGCCTTGTTGGCCTATTTGTTGTGCGGTTGTTTGGCCCATACCTGTGAGCGACTGTAAAGGTTGCAAACGGGCGGCGCGCTCGGCTTGATAGCGGTTGAATGCGTTGGTGTATTCTTGCGAGCCCATCTCTTGGCCAAACCGTTGTAGCGCCTTACCCGTGCCGCCAGACAGCAAGCCGCCACGGGCCGCAGCAGACCGTTCTAATTGTTTTTGGCCTTCTTTCAAACGAAACGCGTAACCTGGATCGGCTTGAAACTTATCCATAGTAAACGGTTGATACCTTGACGCTTCAACCAGTTCTGGCAACGCATTGACGCCCACATCGTAAAAAGGCTTTTGTCTTGCAACGTCTTCTCGGTATTGTTTGTATTGCAATTCCGAAGCGCGATCCATTGCGCTAGCTTGCGTATCCGCAGCTTTGCCTGCTACATACCCGCTATATATAGTGCTGCCTACAACTGCTGTTGCTACCCATGTCATATCAAACTCCTTGCGCCGGTATTTGCGGCAATGCTTCAACAGATGCAATCAATCCCAAATCGTCGTACGACGGGGCGATAACTTCATGTTCAATTTTATCTAGCTCAGTTTCAGACTCAAATTCAGTCAAATGGACAGTTGTCCATATTGTGTCTTCTAACGCACGAACCACACGTTTCAAGCCAACCTCTGAGATAAACGTGCAAGGTGCTTTTAAATGCTTTTCGCCAAACTCGGTGTATACGATAACTTCGCCTTGCGTGATGAAATTGAGGTGCTGGTGCCGGTGTATTTTTCCAATTACTATCGACCCTTTAGGGAGCTTTATCTCTCTGGCGTAAGTGCAGCAGCCATACTTTTCATCTTTAGGTGAAAAATAATGTTTCAACGTGCATTCTTCAGCAATAGATTCCACTTCGCCATTGGCAATCATGGCGTCTAATCCGGCTTGAACCGTCAAGACGTTTTGGCGAAATTTAACCTTATCAACTAGATCGTTCACGAGACTTCCCTTCCACTGACGCGCATGTTGATGGCGCTGGCTGTACCTGCGATTGTGGAGATAAATCCCCCAGAAGGCAATATCTGGCCAACGAGTTCAGGAAAGATATAAGTCTCAGACGCGGCCAAGGTGCGCTGCTTGACGATCAAGTTGTCGTTGCTGGCGGTGCCTGTGGCCGTGATCAAGTTAACGCTGATGGTGGCCGATGAGCCACTGTAGTTGGTGGCCGTGAACTTGTCGATGATCGTGGTCACGCCATTGGCAATATATTGCGTTGTCTGCGTTGCCTCAACGGTTTTGGCTGGAACTAAATTTTTGGCGGTTACAGTCATTGAAGCACCTTTTACAAAACAACCCAGCGGGAACCTGACGAAACCGTCACTGTCCTACCGCTAGCAATGGTGATCGGCCCAGCCGACATGCCTGAATTTCCAGTGGCTATAGTGTAACTCGTTGAAACAGTTTTGCTGTTGACGTAAATCCCGTTCCCCGCGTTAAAGTGTTGCGACAAGAATTCGCCTGTAGACGGCTTGTACAGCAACTTGGCGTCGCTGGTGTAAATCGTGGCCAACGAACCTGATGTGGCCGCAGCAAACGTAGGGTATACGTTGGTGGCCGTGGTCGTGTCGTTGGTGATCGTTGCCCCGCTACCGCTGGCCACCGCCCAAACAGCCGTGGTGCCGTTGGACGTCAAGACGTAGTTGTTGGCCCCAATGGCCAACCTTGTGGCGCTGTTGGCACCGTTGCCAATGATCAAGTCGCCCGTGGTGGTGATGGGCGACAAGGCGTTAAACGCTGCGGCAGCGGTTGTTTGGCCAGTGCCGCCGTTGGCAATAGGCAAAGCCGTTCCTGAGTAGGTGATGGCCAAGGTGCCCGACGAAGTGATCGGCGAGCCGCTGATCGACAAGAACGACGGCACAGTCGCAGCCACCGAAGTGACCGTGCCACCAGGGTTGCTGGAATTAATCGTCTGGTTTGGCCAAGTGCCGGTGATGCTGACGTTGGTGCCTGCTACCAGTGATGGAGTGGCCGTGCCTGTACCGCCGTTGGCCACCGCCACGATGCCTGTGACGTTGGACGCTGTGCCTGTGGTGTTCTGGTTAAGTGTAGGTACGTCAGCAACTTGGATGGTATCCATTACCACATTGGTGCCGTTACCTCTCAAGTATGAACCGCTGGTAACCGCGCCAGCAAAAGTGTTCATGGCCAATTGAGCCGTAGCCTGCCCCGATCCACCATTGGCCACCGCCACGATGCCTGTGACGTTTGCTGCCGTGCCAGTGGTGTTTTGATTGAGCGTGGGCACATCTGCCGCCACGATTGCGCGGAAAGTTGGAGTTCCTGCCAAGCCGTCGGGCGCAGCGAAGAAATAGTTGGCCGTCTGGCTGGCCAGCACCGCCGTCAAAGTGCCTGTGGTTGTGACGGGCGAGCCCGACACTGTAAAAATGGCAGGTAGGGATAACCCTACTGAGGTGACTGTGCCCGTGCCATACGAACTGCCAGGGATGTTTTTCCAATACCCCAAGGTACTGTCGTAAGCGATCAGGTCATCGTTGGCCAAGGTGCCAAACTGCACGTTGGAGTCTGTACCACCAAGCACAGAACCTGGGTTGATGCGGATAAGAACTGTGCCGCCACCACTAGACCCGCCGTTGATAACCGCAGCCATTTGGACTTTGATATTGGGCGCTGAAGGTTTGGTTTTTGTCAACCCACCTGCTACCGAAGGGTCGTACCAAAGAATATCTCCATCGGCGTACCCCGATGTGTCCACATTTCGCAAAGTGCCAAAAGATTGAACCAAACCAAAGTCATTGAATGGTATTGCTTCAGCCGCAATACCCATGATGTAGGAACCATCTGTAATGCCTGTAGCTGGAGCCCCTGTTGGCACACCGCTGGCACCAACCGCGCCAGTAAACATGACAACTTGGCCTTTGGTAATCGCGCTTGTGGCTTTGCAATAGAAAAATTGATCCTCGCCAATATGTTGGGTGACATTACCGCCCGCCATACCCAAGCCCAAAGTATTGTTGCCATCCCAACCCAACTGCCCTGCGGTAAGCGCGGTAGCGTATAGAGTGTCAAACTGCACGTAGGTCGGGCTACTGATGGCCCCCGTAAGGCCAGACAAACTGGTGATGTCGGCGTTGGCACCTTTGAGCGCAAAGGGAGCGCCTGCCGCCGTTGAGGCTCCTGTGCCACCGTTGGTAATATTCAAAATACCAGCAAGCGTAATTGTGCCGCTGGTGGTAATCGGGCCACCAGAAGTGGTCAAGCCTGTCGTGCCGCCCGATACATCGACCGATGTGACCGTACCTGAGCCACCACCTGCCGTTGCAGGTACGAATGGCGGCGCAAGTTGCAAGTCATCCAAAGATGTCTGGTTGTTGCCGCCGCCAACCAAAGTGAATATGTTCAAAAAGAACCGATACCACTCACGCGACATCAACCCCGTGCGAGGGTCGATAAACTCGACCCGCGACGAAGGTAGGTTCGTTATATTAAGTAATTCAGGCATTGGTCGGGCTCAGAATCAATTCAGCGCCCATAATGGCGACCTTTACAGGATCGGTGCCAGACACTTCATAGACCCTATCCCGCAGCTTGAGCGTCATGCCCAACCGACGCCAGAACACGCGCTGGTAGTACGCGCCAATCTTGCCCATGGGCGACCAATGCTCATTGCTCCACGTGTGGCCACCATCATCTGACCAACGCAACATAACCTGCGGGTCGTCGCCTTGGCCATTGGCCAAGCCCGTGCCGGATTCACAATCCAATTGCAGGCTGTGGTGGGCAGTACGCTTGAGGTTGTTCTGACCGCTGGGCAGGGCTCGCCATGAGCGCAGCCATTTTTGAGGCTCATCATAGTCAGCGTAGACATCCAAGGTCATTTTGTAAATGTTGCCATTTTCAAAGTCACCAACAATGGTGTTGCCAATGAAATTACATTGGCAGTTAGACCGATGACGAGTAAAAGCCCCGTTGTCCCAGCCCGCCCGCTCATGCCACGCTTGGGTGGCCACGTCGTAGACCCATGTGGCGTTGCCGGTGGGGAATGTCAGCACATAAAAGGCGTGGCCTTCTTGCTGGTAGGTGTAAGCCACCGCGTCTGAAATGTTGCCGTACTGAGCGATTGCATACTCAATGGCGTGGGTGGACACCCGCTGGCCGGTGTAGCCGTTGGCTCGGTAGACGATACCTTGGCCACGGGCGTCAGTGCCCAGCCAAAACAAACCGTTGTCCAGCTTGGCCACTGAAAACGCAGCCACGCAACCAATTTCGTTGAACGCACCTTGGATGCGGGTCAACGGGAAGTCGGCCAAGCCAGCGTCGTACCAGACTTCAATTGAGTCGGTGCCAAACATCCATGCTTCACGGTGGTCTATGTTGATAGCCACCAAACCGTCAGGTGAGCCCTCAGTGCTGGCAAAATCCAACGGATCGACAGACAAGCCGTCCAACAAAGACGTCACCCACACCTTTTGGCTGTTGGGTTCGTTGAACACAAAGTAGCCGTCCAAGTAGCCTACAGTCACCGCACCAGGGAAATCTGGGTCGGTGATTTGCTGAAACACGTCAGTGATTTCGTTGTAGATGTAGCTGTCAGGGTTGCAAGCAAAGAAAAGCTGGGTTCCGTTGTCAGCAATAGACACGGGGCCCGTGCCGGTGACATTGCCCAAGAAAGTGGGCGTGGAGGTCATGCCGTCAAGTTTGTAGACTTCGTTGCCAGACACCACAAAGATATTTGTCCCATTGGTCTGGTGTGCCCAAAGGGCCCGAATGGGGCCTGTGCCAATTGTTTGCAAGAATTCCAAGCCAGGGCAGCGCGTCAGAAAAGCCGCAGTTTTGCCGCCGTCTGGCGTGGCTTCTGGATACAGGTTGACCATGCGATTGTCGGCAGCGTTGATGCTGCGAGCAACGTAGCTTGAGCCAAGAATCGGCGTTTGCATCAGTAATTACCGGCGTAGATGTTGAACCGCTGACGTGAAGCCACAATGGCGTAAGGCATTGACATGATGTCGTCAGGATTGTTGATGCGCTTCAGATTGCGTTTGCTGGTCATTGCAATGCGTTGCACTTGTGGGCTTGGCTCCACGCCAAACTCAGGTGCAAATTCCATTGCCAAGTTATATACAAACGCCCGCAGATAGCCTGGTGGAAACAAAATATTGGTCACCAAATTGGCAGGTTCACTTAACTTTTGCACACTGATAAAGTGCCATTCCAAGTCGCGTGTGGGGCGCGGGTAAATGTACATTTCAACATCAGGGTAAGTCATGTTGACAAAAATCACCTGCGGGTATGTTGACGTCACAGTCTTGACTGCAATGCCGTTGTACTGTTGTTGGTTAATAAATTTGATGCCGTAAGACACGTTGGTGCCTGGATCGCGGTAGTAGGTAGCGTCATCCAACAGCACGGGACGCAGGCCAACAAAGTTGCCTGACGGGCCAAGAGTGCGTGTAATTTCACCGGCAGGCCAAGTAAATGTCTGATCTTGGGTGCTAAAAACCGATAGGCGCTCGGTATTCCATGAATCAATCATCTGATTCAGCGCCATCAAAGCGTCTTGGGACACGGACGCAGAAGGTGTTTCACCTTCAGCCAACACGCCAAGCAATCGTAATGCTCTATTGATTTGATCGCCAGCGGTATAGATGGCCATGTTTATGCTCCTTGTTCGACCACCTCTGGTGATCGGCTACGACGACGTTTGACTTCCAGTTCGTTGACGACAGGAGCCGCCTCAACAGGCGTGTCTAAAGTATATCGTACCCAGCCATTTTTTTCATCAAACTCAGCTTCCATTTCAATGTAAGCTATTTTTCGACCGTGAATTTCATGCTGAAGATAAATCATAAGAAGAAGGGGGTGATTAGCCCCCTAGTTGGTTTAAGACAACAAACCAAGAGTTTGAAGTTTAGTTTCTAATTGCGTTACGCGAGCTTGCAAATTTGCAATCACCGCCAACACTGAGTTACCCTCATCTTTGGTAACAAAACCAAACGGGGTTGTTTGAGTCAAGTCTTGGATTGCAAAGTCTGGCGTACCAGGTGCAGTAGACGTGATTGTAGTTAAAGCAGCGGTGTTAGCCGCAGGCTTAGTTGTCGGGTTAGTACCGTAGAAACCAGCAGTTCCTCCAGCTTTACCCATAATTGCGCCATCAAGTTGTGCATCTTCAAATGCAACACCTACAGCTTTTGTATTTGGCATGATTTTTTCCTTTAAAAATAGGGGCCGAAGCCCCTATTTAGGTTTAAGACACGCGGTAAATTGAATACGCTGCGTCACCTGTTTTGCGGAAACGAAACGTGCCAGATGTGTTGTTGGTTTTAGTAACCGCATCTTGGATCGTGTCGTTACCAACAAGGGTGTTGCCCGTGCCAGCGGTGAAAACTACGTCATTTGCTGCATTGTCGCCAATGTTGATGAACGAGCAATCAAATGTCGAGCCAACTTTAAGGCTAGAGAACGCAGCGTCAAGCAACGCGCCTGTTGGAAACACATAAGCGCCAGCGTCTGTGCCGCCGGAGTCCATAGTGCACACACCAGCAGCCAAATTCTCTGCGGTGATAGTGACAGACGCGCCAGTCAATGCGACGGGTGCGCTGGTGTTATAAAAACTGATTTCGCCAAGATTGCCGTCACCAACTTGGTAACCACTTGCGCCGTTAGGTAATGTAGCCATGATTTATTCCTTTGAAAAGATTTAGAAAACGGGGCCGAAACCCCATTTGGTTAGCCCCACATGCGGCAGGCCATTTGTGGACGGATTGTGCTGAAGCCATACAGAACGTCAATACGGCAAGGCATACGGTCGTTGTTGATGTCGTACTGACGAACAACGCGCAAGCTGATACCGTTATGGACTGCGCGAGCAGCCATATCGACGCCTTGAGGCAACAACAAATCGGCGGTCGCAAAAGTGATCGCGTCTTTGTGGTAGATCAAGTTTTGAGCGTACTGAGTAGAAGCAGCACCCACGAAAGTTACAGTACCGCCAGTTGCAGGCAGCGCGTCCATAGTAGCCAAAGCATGGTTAGCTGAGTACATAGGAGCAACGGTGACAGTCCAAGTACCAGATGAGGCAGCAACGGTAGTCAAAGCCACGAACTGGAACAAAGAGCCTGTGGATTCACGGGTCTGTGGGTTAACAGCATTGCAACCACTGATAGTGAACACGTCACCAGCATTGATTGTTGTAGTTACAGAACCTTGTTCCAACAGAATGGTGGATGAACCTTCAGAAGTAACACCTGGTGTCTTGACCAATGTAGACGCAGACGCGCTACGTGAGCCAGTGGTGTGTTGCTTGATTGACTGAGACATGTTGATCTCGTCAAAGCCCAACACGCCAGTGCCCATCATGCCGTTCTTGAACTGCTTGCTGATGGTGTCGGTGGGGTTGAACAAACCTTTCATGCCTTCAACCAAACCAGCGTTAGCGGCAGGGTTGACGGTAGCGTAACGCGGTGACATCACGGCAGCGTTTTCGTTCAGCTTCTGCTGGGCTTGCAACAGCACCAAAGAAGTAGAAGGAGTGGTGCCTGGGGTGCCAACGGTGTTACCGATGGTTTTGTACGCATTGGCAACGTCAGCATCAATAGAAGATGCCAACTGGCTAATACGAGGCTTCAACACACGCTCTGCGAAGTCGTCCAATTGCATGGTCAATTCAGCAGATGTGAAGTTCACGCCGATGTGCTTTTGTGAAGCAACAGTCAAAGTGGTGAACTGTTCGTTGTCGTCCTGAACTTGCAGGGCGGCACCGTCAGTTACCAGAGCGCGGTCGGGTAAACGGATACGCAGTGTAGAACCAATCTTGGCACCTTCAACAGCGAAGCTGTCGTCGTACTGACGGTTCACGTTACGGGTGAGCACCAGGTTGTTCTCGAGAATTTCGAGAGCTTTGCGGGTGATCATGTCGATCGTTAAGATACTATTAGACATGGAAAAAATCCTTCAAAAATTGTTTAGCGGTTGGCTTGCGCTTGCCACTTTTTCATCTGCCGTGCTCTTTCAGCTTCAATCCACTGCGAATCCGTCATGGTCTTGGTAGACCGTGGATCAGTAGTGTCATAGGCTGGGCCCCCAGAGGAGCGAGCAGTGACAGGTGAAATCGGTGCTGGCGCAGACGTGGTTCGTTTCACGGGAGGATCGTTGGCCATCTTGGCCTCAATTCTCCCAATTTCTTTAGCCTGCACGATAGGCGCAAGACGAGAGATTCGTTCCGCTTCTTTAGGGTTGGCACCGAGGTAGTACGCTACTTCAGGGCCTACATCCGAGGCTCGGATCGACTCAGCCATCACGTCTGTAATTGGAAGTTTCGGGTTGTAGGCGACTTGTTCAAAGTCGTCGTACTTGTTCCGAGCTTCTTCTTCCTTTTCGTGATAGGACTCAAGAATTGCAGATTGCTGCCTTGCTTGTTCTCGCTGGGCAAGCAGTTGTTCAGCTTTCTGATAGGCCAATGCGTCTGCATAGTCTTCAGGGCTGTCAAACTGATCGACTGGCGGGATCGTTGCTGGCGCTCTCAGCGTTTGGGCTTCCGCTTGACGTTGAGCCTGCTCTCTTTCCCACTTACGTTGTTCTCTTGCAAGCCTTTTGCCGATTGCTGCATCAAGTTCTTCTTGGGTAAAAACCCTCGATTCTTTTGCTTCATCAGCGACTTCCGGCGCATTTACTTGTGCTTCAGGAGTGGCCGTCACTTCTGCTGCGGGCGCGGAGTCTACTTCCGCTAAGGGTTGTTGGACTTCTTCAGTCATTTTTGAATCCTAAGACTCCCTGGTGATCCGCACCAGTACGGGTTTTGATTATTCGAAAATGATCGTTGCTGACACTGTACCTGAAATTACCACGTAAATGCCATCGTTGACGTAAATACCATCAAGAGGAAACACATACGAAGTTGCAGCGGTAGGTGTGAACACACTCAGAACAGTCCGAGTTGTGGTCGCAGCAGCAGAGTCATAAACCGTGATGGTTGGCGTGGACGAAGCCGCGCTGACAAAAATACCTTTGAGCTTGCCGCCCATAGGCTTGATGTTGGCGGTCGCTGTGATTTGTGCAAAATTTGCCATGATGTGTCCTTATGCCAAGTATTTGAGTTTGTAGATGGTGCGAAGATAAATCTCAACGATGTTATCGATAAGCTGTTGCAATGACGAATCTGTCTTGTCTGCAACCTTATACCGAGCACCTTCGATTTCAGCCAACGAGCTTTCTAAAAACTCAATGATGTTGGAAGTCTTGGTTGCCGAATGCAAAGTGATGGGGCCAATCAAACCATGACGGCCTTGGTAGGCTTCAGCAAAATCATCTGCCGCGCCAACAATGCGGTCGTAGAAAATATTAAGTGCCTCATGTTTGCTGAAACTGCGGGTGTTCAAGTGAACGCTGTGCGCCACGTCCCGTGCTAGAAACAGCACACCTAAAAAATCAGCGGCTTTCATTGTGGTATTCCTTGTGGTGGCATCATTTCTTCTTCAGGCATCATCTCTTGCTGAGGCATCTCAGGCATTTCATTCATCATATTTTGCGATTCCATCGCCGCAGCAACCACGCCCATCGCAATATCTTGAATCTGTTGCTCAGTCATGCCTGCCTGCACCGCAGCGATCCGTTTGGTTTCGGCTTCGTACATCTTAACTTCAGCTTCAAAATCTTTACGTTGCATGTCTTGCGCTTCGATGGACTTGCCGACGTTTTTAAGCATTTCATGCAGTTGATCAAGCTCTTGACCCATTGCCTGCATCTGCTGTTCCGCTGCCTGCAACTCTGGTGGCTTGTCGCCGTCTTCCATGAGTTTAGGATCGATGGTCTTGGCAAACCGCTTGGCCATCTCTTGGGCACCTGGCCAGTCCATGTTCTTCACAAACAAGTCGCCAGCCACTTGCCACAGCTGCGGGTTGCCTTGCAACAGTTGAGCCATGGCTTCCAAGGCTTCTTGGCGCTTAGTTGCGTAGCCTGGGCCGGTCGCCACCACCACATCGTACTTGCCGACGTTGGGGTTGTAAATCTTGTCGATCACGATGTCTGGGTTGTTCGGGTCGGTGATCTTGCGAACTGCTTCATCTTGGTCAGGGTTTAGCTTGACCATGTCGGTTTCGCCGTCCACACCAATGATGCGGGCCACGCGCTGGGTGTCGTACACCTTGGGGATCAAGTCCACCAACTGACGCACAATGTGACGCACACCACGGGCCAAGTTGTCACCGTAGTGGTAAGTGCCCACGTCGCCCTCGCGCTGGCGAGCCAAAATGGCTTTGCCGCTTCGCTCGTTGGATGTCATACCCAAAGACGCGTTGTATTGGCCAGTAGACGCTTTGATGTCTTCAGATGCACCAGCTTTGGCTTGCAACAGACCGCTGGAAGCCATTGGTGGTTGCGCCCGTGCAGGCAACGGCAACACCGCGCCTTGGCCGTCGGTCACGTCTGGATTGACCTCCAAATACGGCCAGTTGGTCGTGTTTGCTGTCTTCCACTGGTTTTCATAGCCTTCAAACTGGCCACCGTAGCCAATAAATGGTGCCTTGGGTGCAAGGGCCAGCATCTCTGCTTCTTGGCTTACCCAGTAGTTGTACATGCGCTGGGCATCCTTGGCGTTACGCACAAGGCCAGACACGTACAAGCGGCCATCGACTTCAAATTCATTGCCGACGATGCGGACTACGGGGATGTATTTCCCCGCCCAATCGCGTTCTTCAAGAATTTCATAACCGTTAATCTTGCAGTATTTAATTTTGACACGATCAGATTCACGAGATTTTTTAGGTTTTCCATAGATTTCTTTCAATTGTTTGTCTTCTGAGGTGCCTTCAAATGCGGTCACGTTCCCAGGGTACAGGTTAAGCGTTGCTCGGTCGTAGTCTACGTAGTAGTAATCAGCAATGCGAACAGTGTCTTCAGTGAGCCACTGGCTCAAATTTTGGTCACCCACACCCAGCGTTTGCAGAGTGGTGATAGGCGCAGAGTCTGGGTACATCCGCGCGTATTCGTCTTTGGTGATGTCTTCAGTGACAAAACACCACTTGGCGTCTGCACCAGTTGGGTCTTGGATCGTTGGATCCATGTAGACCGAGAAGCTGTTGCGTACACGGCCAATCTTGATGTCTTGGTCAAATGTGTTTTCGTCGCAGTATTCGGTCAGGATGCGGATGTAACCTTCGCCGTAGGAGACTTGGTTTTCACACGCTGTATCGTACGCGACGTCAGCATCGCTGATGTATTCGATGTGTCTGACCATGCCGTTGAAGATTTCGGCGACTTCGATGTCTGCGTGGTCGTCGGCTGGAATAACCTTGCCACTTGGGCGGTTCTGTCTTTGGTCATTGGTCACCTGCCTTACGTGCTGCGGCAATTTGTTGATCGTCAGACACGGCCTAGCGTTGATCGTTTGGCCTTGCACAGAACCACGGGTGGCCAACACGTCCGCAGGCCACTGCCAGCGATTGTCGGGTGATCCAGCGTAGAACTTTAAATCGTCAATCTCATCTTCACGGGATTCAGACAACGCGCCAATTGCCATGTTGAGCCGGTCGCGGGCGGTCGCCAGAATACCAGATTCAGTCTTCTTTTTGCCGCCGTTGGCCACAGCACCGGCTGCGGCGATGCCTGTGTAATCTGTCATTTTTTCTTCGCAGTTTTAGCTGACTCTTTGAAATCTTTGGTCGTTGGCGCATTCTTGCTGCCAGGCTTGTTCATCTTTTCACCAGAGCCCGCTTTGATACGGGCTTGCTTTGCGTGGATATTTGCATAGAGTCCAGGTTTGGTAGCCATATCAACACTTCCATCTTTTAAGGGCTGCTTTGGCACGTTCGCCATCTTTGGCGTTGGCCGCTACAGCGCCCATTCTTGCACAAAATGAATCCTTGCGGCCTTGGTCTGCTTTGGTCTTAGGGTTTGGTGCTGGCGCTTTAAGGTTAGAACCCGTTGCGGCATTGTACTTCTCGCGGCCTTTGGCCGTCAAACCAGCGCCCTTGGATGTGGGTAGCTTCTCGCCACGACCTACTGACAGAGATACCGTCTTCTTCATTTAACTCCCCATCCATGATGCGTTGACTCCACTGCCTTGCGCGTTCACGCGGCGGGTTGGTTCAACATATTGTCGATGTGCTACAGGAAACGCAAATGTAACAGCAATTGCGTCGGCGGCGTCAGGCGACGCCAACCCACGCGACTTCATGTCTTTTTTGCTTTCCAAGAAGATCGTCCCTTTCGAGTCAGGCTTCATCATAGGCGAAATCAAGTCCGTTTTCAAGAACCTGTCGTTTGGAATCGCCGCCGTCTTCAGCCACTCCCTCAT